GGTCAATCGGTTGTGGTTGTTCAGGCTTAACTAATAATGTGTCAATATCTTTTACACCTAATGCTTCATACATATTTCTATACGCTTGATACATGTTGTGCATCTGCGGATTAGAAGTTGCCAGCTGCAACTCTGTTTGTGCGAGGGAAATACGCTGAGTTTGAGAAAAGATGTTGGGATCAGCAACTGGCAATATATCTACTCTATCATCAAAGTCTGTTTGTTTAACCATTCTTTGACCCCCAACTACGTCATACGGATATTCCGGTGGTAGATATAACTTGAATACTCTTGCTAACAATCTAAATTCTTGTTTTAGCGAAGAGTAAATTCTTTTGTGAATAGCTGACATTGTCCTGCTTCCTCTTTCAAGTAAAGCAACTGTTGTTCCAACTGCAGCTTGTTGATTGCCATCTCCAACTTGTAGATCAGCAATTGATGCAAACCTTTGACCAGCATTAACTACAATACCCATTAGGTTTAATAATGTAGCTGATGGTTCTTTGAAAGGTAACATCATAAACGAATCTTTTAAGTTTCCACCAGGTGCATCTACATCTCTAAATTCTCCTGGTTGAATTGATTGTGCATCGTCTCTAATTCTAATACCACGCATTTTAAATCCTGCAGGTAGATTAGATAAAGTACCTGC